CCGAATAGATATTATTCATCCACTCTTTGTAGGTTCGGTATAGGTTCTCGAAACTATAACTAGCAGAAGACAAAGCTATCATTTTAGAGTTGTTAGGGAACACGATCCGATCAGCCTCTTTCATATCGCCCTTTGTAATAAGGTCGTCCTCCATTTCCCTTATCTTTATTCGCTCTGCCATATCTTGAGGAGCAACCAAAAAAGGCATGAGCACTGATTTAATAGTGTCCTCCGGCAACAGCAAAAACTCATCAAGAACCAAAATGTTAGCGCGAAAACCTCGAATCTTTTCCCCACTCAACGGAATAGCTGTTATGGTGCCTTCGTTAATCTTCCACTCGAACTGATCGTTACGTTTGGACTTTGCGCCGAAAGCGTGAGCTAACATTTGCGCTTCCTTCGACTCAACTATCTTTTCTATGTTGTTGAAAATAAATCGCGCTGTACGAAAAGTAGGGCCAGCGATGAGGATCTTAGTGCGGGGCTCGAAGACGCACTGCAGGAAACAATAGACGGCTGCAATAAAAGTTTTTCCGCAACCACGTCCCCACACACACATACTAAAGTTCCTATTAAAAAATGCCTTGAGAGTTATCTCTTGGTAAAGAGCTAATTTAATTCCCGATAGAAGTTCGGTGGTGAACCCTAGATTAGACCTCATAAACTTAGCTAGTGTGATTTTAGCCTGTCGATCCCCAAGTTCCCCCTTTAGCGCAAGGGACTCCTTGTTTATATCGACGATAGGACGCACATATTTTTCAGGACAATACCACATATCATAATAACTTTAAATCGTACGCTAACTGCAAATCAAATTTGGTTTTTAATATCTTGGTGAGTAAAAGCTTTTTGACGATCCTTACGCACTCTGCTCTTCCGTCAGCGAACAGGAATTGAATGTGTGGAAATTTTTGAATTAGTTCCCTGACATTATGAAAAATAAAATCAGGCGTTACTCGAGTATTTTTTTTGTAGACATAGGGAAGCTTGTTAAACGCCAAGCACTCCTCCAGTTTTCTCTCCACGAGAATCACCATGTACGCATCTTCTTCCGCGGCACGTTTTATTTCATTCTCAAATCTCTCCAGACCCGCACTCAAAGTCCCGATAAGATCAGGAACAGACTTTCTCTCGATATAACAGTTTCCGGTTTTCTCCTTGTCGTTAAGACAGTAGTCTCCAAACTTCAACCCTTTAACTTCCGTAGGGAAATCTTTTATTTGGAGGGGGTTTTGTTCTCGTGAATCAATATATATTAGATGGTCTTCATCGAACTCCTCCTCGAATTTTATTTTCCCATCTAGCCTTTGATGGGGCAACGGGGAAAGTTTATTCTTTAAGCCTATCCCTTCGCATAATTTGTAATAGTCTTTGAAAATTATCTGATAGTAGGAAATAGGCGGCACCAAAAGTGTCCGCATCTCTACTTCTGTGGGGGTATATTTTAAACCTTTCTCTCTCTTTCTTTTCGTTAAAAGTCCTTTGCAATATTTTCTAGCTTTTTCCAGAGGAATCTCCTTAAGCCAGCTTTTTAAATTTCTTTTATTGTTAAAGTCCGCGGAAAAATACTGTTCTTTATTCTTGAATTTTATTAGTTCCTTAGTGTGTAGGTCATGCCTAGGAAACTGGGTATGGTAGTAGCTCCCTATTGCCAGCTTGTGAGCTTTTATATGCAAATGAAGGTTCTTGTCTTCTTTAAATTCTTTTTTACAAACGTTACATTCAACCATTTAAAACTTCCTCTTCGCTGATCCCCATAATGCGAGATTTGATCTCCTCCATTGTGGTTAGTCTTTCTATTTCCTTAGAGACGTTTTTCTTTCTAAGCTCAGCTATCTTAATCATTTTATGTCTAGACTCCTCATCTTTCCAAAGTTCTACAAGATTTAATATAGAAGCGGACTCCTGCATCATCTTACTCATACGCTGGCTTCTTTTTTCCTTAAGTTCGTTGAGTAGTTTGGTTTGTCGGTTAACGCATTGGTTGTATTCTGTCTGCGCCGTGTTGATAGCTTCCACCAAGCTCATTGCCATCCGTCGACCTTCCGTGTCTTCCGCATTTTGATCTAATAGTTGTTGAAGTCTCTCAACCCGACGTTGGATATTGGAAGCGATGACTACTTCCGCAGAGAGGACGATATACTGATCCACCTCTTCTTGAGTGAGATCAGGCTTATCCCATGTATACCTAACGAAACTGCTTTCGAATAATTCTCGATCTGTCTCGATATTGTAAGTTCCAATTTGGTGAAGAAAACGGAAAGTATGCATATATCCAATTAAGGTATATAAATTTCTTTTTATCTTGGTGGTGACTTTGTCCTTGTCAATTCCGTTATAAACATATTTGTTTACCCTGACTAATGCTCGAGCTTCTGACTTGGGTGGAGAATAGCCCGCTTCCGCCGCGGTCTCCTCATTGGTTACATCGGCATATTTAACTTTGTTATTTATTGTCTTAAGGAAGTCAAATAACACCTTGTACCTCAAATCCAAAGGAGAAATGGCGGCGTCATCGAAAACGACCTTAGCCATCTCCATAGGTTTCATTGCGCCACAATTATTCGATATAAACTCTTTCTGATCTTCGGTAAGTTCGGTTTTCTCCTTTGGGTAGTACTTGTGGGATACCTTTGCCTCCAGACTCTTGTCGGCGAGAAATTTTTTTACGGCTCTTCCGTATTTTGACCTTCCGTCCCTCTTATCTTCTGGGACCTCAGGGAACACCAGTTCAATCAACTCTTTGATGTAAGGCGGATCATCCGGTCGACTGTTCCATTCGTTCAATAAGGCTAGCTGCTGGTTCTCATCTAGATCTATGCTTTTGGCGCTCATAATATTTCTATATCCCCATCGTTTAACATCTTTTTAACTTTCTGAATTATTGATTTTTTAACATTTTTAATTTGCTTGTAACCCGGCACTCTATTTTTTTCATTAGTTTTGTATCCCATCAAGGTGGCAGCGTCTTCCTCCGACATGTTATCAATATAAAGAGCTTTATATATTTTCCATTCAGCCGGCTTTAAAGTTTCCTCCATTTTGACATTAAGCTTTTCCATCATTGAGAGGACGTCAAACCCAGAATACTCTGCCGAATTAATCTCGTGAGAATGGTCATCGATAGAAACGGGCAATTTCGCATCGTAGGCTTGCTTCTTTGTTTTTGTCCAGTTTGCATAGAGGGGGCAAGCTTCAGATTGCTTTCCGTATATGTAACATAAATCCCCGGCTTCAGCGGCGGCGCACTTTAAACATGGACGACAATAATTCCCATAGTTGTTTCTGATAAGATTTTTAATCTGATTAGAAATTATACGATTTATCCATGGATTAAGAGGTTTCTTAATGTCATACAAATGCCATTTCTTGAAAATATGAATTCGTAAAATCTGAGAAACGTCATCGAAGTCCATCCACGAAAGGGCCGTCAGGTTCCACTTGGATTTTCTTTTTTTTATCTCTAGATCTATTTGTTCAATTAAATCTTCAAACTTAGGTTTCTTGCGTCTGCTCATGGTTTCGAGATGATCCCGCGTCCCTTCTAAAATCTTCCTCGAAAGACTTTTTAGAATAAGTAGGATCCGTTTCCCTCATGTAACCATCATCTTGCTGCGTCTCACCCACAGCTAAATCCTTCAATGACACAACCCCGAATGACCTAGCTGCATTAATTTCCACCTCAAGTTTATCTATGTCGGGCATTTCGAATTCTTCCTCAACCTCTTCTTGAATGGTCGCAGCTGGGTTCTGTGGGTTAGCCTTAAATACCCTCTTAGGCAGAGTTTTAGCTAACGCGGAAAAAGAACCACCACACGAGCTGCAAAATTTGGGCTTTGTCATGGTATAGTTGGTCCCAGACCCACAAGTTGAACAGTACACTTTCATATCAGCTTATTACACTATTCTACCTAAAATAATCATTTTTTCAAAAAAAGTGTATATTATAAGTGTATGGAAAAAATCAAATTCAAGAATTCGGATGGCATAGAATACGAACTACTATGGAAAAAACCCCATCATACTTATAATGCGGATGGATTATGTTATTCTCCAGAACTAGATAACCCCAAAATTCTAGTGGATCCGAAACTTAAAAAACGCAGGAAACTCAGTACTTTAATTGAGGAAGTAACCCACGCTTTCTTTTGGGATAAAAGCGAAAGAGAAGTCAGAAAGTTCTCTTCGGTTTTAGCCGGTTTAATTAGCAAACAGATTAAATAGTATCTAATTTCGACAATTTAGACACAATAAACTTGGTCAACTCAGACCTGACAATATCTTCCGTACTAAACTCGAAAGTCTCTATTCCCATATCCCTACTTTCTTTATTATCAAAAATACTAAAAATTTTACCAAATCCCCCCCGTTGACCATTTTTCAGATCGGTTTGCATTGGATCCGCCAATATGAAAACGCGTGAATATTTTCCTATACGAGTGAGAACTGTCACTATTTCCCTAAGTGAACTGTTCTGAGCTTCATCTAAAATTACAGCTTTAGAGTTCCAACTCATCCCTCTGGCGAAATTAACTGGATGAATAGATACCCTTTTTTCTTTTTGGAGTTTTTTAACTGTCGTTTCGTTCAACAGTTCATCTAATTTATCCATGAAGGGAAGGTTATAGTAATGTAGCTTTTCATCTGCATCTCCGGGGAGAAAGCCAAGTCTGGAGTCGGAACTTTCCACAGCGGACCGCATATATATTATATCGGAAACCTTGCTTAAGTTTAATAAATTAAGAGTAGCGTAAACCGACATGAGAGTTTTTGAGCTTCCCGCCGGGCCTTTGCACAAAATTACCCTAGTTTCTTTTTTGAGGGATAAATCTATGAATTTTTTCTGCTTCTCTGTCCAGTTAAGTTCATCTATGTAAAAGGTATCTTTTTGTTTAAGCGTTTCCCTTTGGTGAACTTTCACCTTTCCGTCCAAAATTTCAAGGGATTCAAGACCCCTTGTACTCTTTACTTTCGGCATTAATGTAATTTACACTAAATAAGTGTAATTATGGGAGAAAAGTTATGAACGAAATCACTAACGCTATTCCACAAATTATTAATTTGGCGGACCAAGGAGGAATGACCTCCGAACAAGTAGAGCACGTTGCTCAAGACTTGGTGGGGCAATACGGGTGGTTCGTGTTGGCTGCTTTGGGGGCCATACTAGCTAAAGACATGATAATAAATTTTGCGCAAGCATTACTCGTTTTTATGGGAAATGATTTTAATAATGATGACATAATATATATCTCTGGTCGCCAAGCGAGGATAGTTAGGGTGGGTATAAGAACCACCTGCTTTTACATGACAGATAGGGCCTCTAAAATGGTCGTACCCAATGAGCAATTAAAACAACTTACAATTGAAAAAAGACTAATGCAAAACGGTAAGGTTCCCTATTTGCCTACGGGAGGTGACCCCTCCTATGTCGGCACCGAAGAAGTTCCTATTCAGCCTTCTCCAGTGGAGGTAAAGATAGTTACTGAAAAAAAACCACCTCCTAAAAAAAGATGAAAAAAATGACATTAATAGTTTTAATATTATCAGCAGGATGCACTAGCGTCTCCAACTTGAAAGAAGTCGACTTCGGCATTACCGGACTTGAAATGGAATTTTATCCCAGCGCCCCCATACAGCCGGACATCACCCTCTTTAATAACAGAGCCATTATAGATAGGGTATACCACGAGAAGAAAAATCTCCAAAAAAAGACTAATTATCCAGAATTAATGCCACTCAGGAAAAAATAAGTGTAATAATTAATAGAATGAAAGAGATCGACTTTAGCGAACAGATTCTTAAGTACAAAGAAGAGGGCCTTCTCGCCGACGAAAAGGCAGGTTACCCACCTAAATGTAATCCCGGATACGAAGTAAGCAAAGACAAGAAAAAATGTGTCCCCGTTAAGAAAACAACGGAAGCTGCCAAAACTAAGAAGGAGTGGGACAAAATCGACAAAAAGGAACTTAAGCGTGACTCCAAGAAGGAAAAGGGGGAACACGAAAAGGACGCCGTCAAGGATGACAAGAGCAAAATTAAAAAGCTCAAGAAGGGTAAGCCCTCAGAGAAAAAGAGCGTCGAAATTCACGATTTAAAGAAAGACGAAAAATACGATAAAGAGAGGAAGGCCGGTTGGAAGAAGAAAACTAAGGGAGCCAAAATAAGCTCCAAATCTAAAAATGATCTACCCGACTCTGATTTCGCATACATACAACCCGGCGGCAAAAAGGACTCGGAAGGAAAGACTGTTCCCCGCTCATTACGGCACCTTCCCATTCCAGACGCTGCTCATGTAAGAAACGCTTTAGCGAGACTTGGTCAAACAGACATCAGCCCCGAAGCTAAAAAATCTGCTCTCCGTAAGATTAAGACAGCAGCTAAAAAATTTGGCATCAAAGTTAGTGCTAGCACTAGCGCCATAGATTATTCGGACTTATATTAATACCGATCACTGGTTCTCGTTAACAAAAAAGCCCCGCTTTCGCGGGGCTTTTAGTTTATCTTATTGTAATGTCTCCTCCTTGGTGTGCGGGTCTTCTTATTATAACAATTCCTACTTTTCTTCTTGGTATCCTTAATTCCCAGTTTACTTCTGCGGTAGACTTGAGATTCCTCTCTGCTATGCTGGAGGGGATAAAATAGGGTTTGTGGTATTGTATAACAAGATCCTCACCCTTTCATTCACCCGGATCGTTTCCGTCAATCACCTTATCGCGATTATTCTTGAACTCTTCGCGGATTTCCTTTATGCGAGCATGGACCTCTTTATGGTGAGATTTCATTTGCTCCATCCAACCTTTTCTCGAAGCTGATATTTTTTCCCTTAGGGCCTTTTTCTCTTCGTCGGTGGCGTCTTTCCATGCGGCCCTATCAAAAGTTCCTTTACGTTCCTTGGTGGCCTTAGCGAATGCCTCCTTAAGTTCTTTGATCTTGGCGTCGTCCCTTACGAGCTTACCAAATCCACCACCCTTCTTGTGGTCACCCTTTTTGCGATCACGAACCTTGTGGCCACGTTTCTTCGCATCTCCACGATGTTTCCTGCGTTTTTCAAAAGCTGCCTTAAGTCGTTCTTTAACCTTTTCGGAATCCCACTTCTTGCCCCCACGTTCAGGTTTTTCCTTTGTAGGTTTGTCTGGTTTAGGTGCAGGCTGAGCCTGTACAATTGTTAACGCTGATGCCACAATAGCTACCAGCCCGATTTTAAGTATACGTTTTGTAAACATAACACATATTACACTGCAAGAACCATGCCAGTCACAAAACGCGTGTTTGTTAGGTTTTAAAAGCTCTATGAGCTTTTAGGTTGGAAATAGTTCCCTCCCGAGTCGAAAGGTTGGGTAAATACCCCCGCTTGGTGTAATATAAAACATGAAGAAAAATCTAGCTATAGGTGCGGTGATTTTGGCTCTCATAGCCGGGGTGGCGTTTTGGGCTATCAGAGGTGAAGATATTAAAGAAAAGACCGTAGAGAAGGCCGTGGAGGCCGTAGTCGAGACGGTGGTGAAAGAAGCCGTCGAAGAAGCGAAAGATAAACTAATAAAAGAAGCGGTGACGAAACTTATCCCTTGAGCAACTATACAGAAAAACGCCCTTGGGGCTCCTTTACCGTCTTGGATGAGGGGAAAGGATTTAAGGTAAAACGTATTACTGTCGAAGCGGGAGAGAAACTATCTCTTCAATACCATAATCGACGCTCCGAGCATTGGACGGTTGTTTACGGAACGCTTACCGTGACAGTGGGTGAAGTTACCTACGAGCTTAAAGTGAATGAGTCTGCATATATTCCCATCACAGAAAAACATTGCATAGCCAATCATACTAACGACTTCGCCGAAATCATAGAAATCCAAATTGGAGACTACCTTTTTGAAGACGATATAGTGAGGCTGGAGGACCGTTACGGCCGAACAACCCCCGAACCGAATGAAGTTCCACATTTACCTAAGGGAACTACGTAAACGTGGGTTTACAGATACAAAGAAGTTATGCTTAATGCTTGGCGTCTCAAAGGAGGTGTGGCGCAAAATAGAACGAGGTATAAACCCACCTCCCCGAAAATCTTTATTAAGAAAATTTTGCCTTTTGGTTTGCGCTTTAAGTTACGAAGAAAACCAGCTTTATAGTCTCGCCAAAAGATGGGAGCCCCATAAAGACACAGATACCGCAAATCACCAATTATTAGATTCAACTACTAAACCAGAGTGGAGGGAAGCCATGTTAGCTCAAAATCGTCCCGACTACCCTCACAAGTACTGGGGCCGCTTTAAATCATGATTGCTTATTCGGGGAGGCTTCTCCCTTAGAGGCGTCATCGCCGGAACTATATTGCCAATATTTCTTTGGGCTAAATTTGTTAAGCCAAGCTTTTGCGATCATTGGTTTATCAATATGTCTGACAAAGAAGTTAATTGGTATTCCGGTATTTCCGTCTGACGCGTTGTTCACGTAATGGTCGAAGGCAGTCATTAGCGAGTTCGTATCAATAACACTGTTTTGCTGACCTTGGAGCTTTCCGATACTAGTAACCGCAGAATCAATATAGCCATTTTGTAGTGTCATATACTCTTTCCCAGTTTTTGCTTTATCGGCCTGTGACGTCATGCTTTCAACGTCTCCACTCGTCGCCTCTTGAATCTTTGATAACCCCTTCATGACCGACGCGGGATCCGGATCCAACGCTCTCACCGTTGTGGTGATATCGTTGCATTTGATGGATGGAATGATACCCATCGTGACTATAGAACAATGAGTTGACAATGCGCTAGTACTTAGCATATTTTTAACGCTATCGCTAAATGATTTATCAACACCAAATTTACCCTCTCCGCTGGCGAGAAATGCTCCGTAAGAAAATGCAGATGTCATTTTAGAAGTCAACGAATTAACTTTTTGCGTAGTGTTGGTATTTTCAGTTTTTAATATATGAACCATGCCAACGAAAGAACTCCCAAGCGTTCGACCAGACAGAAGATTCAAACCTTCCTTATCTGACTTCTTACCGGCAGCAGACGCGTTCTTAATAGCTGCCGTCAGTGACGCTGGATTCGTGGTATCGATCTGGTCCGGGAATAGAGCGTTCCAAGCGTAAACCGCCTTTTCGGGATCTAATATAAATGGAGCCATAATATCACTCTTTTCATGCGTACAAGCTACCGTAATGACAATTGTGCCCACTAGTTGGTTTGCCATGGATTGCTGTAATGCCACTGACTTGGCTGATGTAGCTGCCTTCGATGAAAAGTGAGGCCCGAAAATGGAAGACATGCTGCCTTGAACAGTTGCTCCAATAGCGTTAACATAAGCACTGTCAACATCCTTCTCAAACTGGTTGTGAACAAACTGGACATCGGCGACCATAGTGTTGGAACTCAATGGCATCGTTTTTATAGCGCTCTTATTCCAGTCAATCGGGCTTTCGGGCATTTCTGTAATTGTTATGTTACTAAGATTGGCTTTGGCTTTTGCAAGGTTACCTTGACATGTAATAACCGCTTCTCCGTATGTGCTTGCGTTCTTGACGATACTATCCTCTAACTCTTTTATCGTTTTCGTAAAATCTTCGAGTTCCTTAGGTGACACATTCATTTCCACCAATTCTTGAAGCGTCATATCCAATTTACGCTTTGTCGTAATGCTGTCGTTGAGATTTTGCTGCGCGTTGCTTACAGGGACTTCTGCTTGGGCCACCGCTTTCAGCTTGTCTATATCTTCCAGCTTAATGAGGTTACCCAGAACCAATGAGGGATTAAAAGGTATTGATGTTGGCATATATACTATATATACACCATTTTAAGCTCTTTTACAAAAAACTAATAAATCCTAGCTAGTAGATCGTCCAGATTCTCATAAGCTATACGGTCTATCCTTATGGAAGGAGGGCGCACTTTAGTATTGGATATTCTTAGTCCAAAAATGTCATCTGCCGGACACACTATGTCCTCAACGAAGTCCCACAGCCCCGTATACTTGGCCCAATTGTAATAAAGGTCTCTATTTGGCTTTTCAGCCTCCAGCAGTATTTGGCGCTCTTTTTGAAATATTTTTAAATAAAGACACACTCCTCGTACAGCTAATGAATCGCTGGGAGGTTCAACAATGCTTTCATAAAATATGAGAGTCTTCATCAATATATTTTACACTTGTCTTTGTTTCCGTGTAATATTTTATTGAATGTCTGATATTAAAAATAAAGTGGGTTTTACCGACCTTGATACGTTTCTTAAGGTAGCCCCTATCATAGGTCTTTTTGTTTTAGGTTACTTGCAAACCTTGTTTCCCAGTAAGATAGAATTCGACAAGGTCCATGATAAGTTAATCCAAATGGATAAAAAAATTACCGAAATGGCGGTCTTGCAAAAAGCTATTTCCAGCAACTCGGGAGATATAAACGAAATAGAAACCCGTCTGCGGTTGATAGAAGTCGATATTGCTCGTCATAACGCCCAAGGAACTAAAAGCAATTCCAGAAAGTCGGGAAGTTAGTAATGAGATATTTTTTACCTTTTATTTTCGCTCTATCATTAAACGCGGCTCCAAATATAGATCCTGATATAGAAATAGCAATTAAAGGTCTTGTTTGCCCTAGTTGCGCCATAGGCCTTAAAAATGCCTTCAAAAAGAACTCTTATGTAAAAGGGTTAAAAATAGACATCCACAAAGGTACTCTTTCCCTTGAATACTGGGGCATAGAGATCCACCCCTCCAAAATAAAAACGATGGTTAAAAAATCCGGGTACGAGGTCTCCTCCATTAAATGGTTAAAGAAGGGGAAACCCCAACGCTATAATGCCCCATAAAAAAACCCCCCACTGTTAAGCGAGGGGTTCCCTAAAAGCTCGGAAGAGCTTTTTGTTATCGATTAGCTATTACTTGGCGTCGACCGAAACTCCATTCGTGAAATGAAGTGCCCAGTTAGCTATCCACGCATAAGCTGCGCCTCCAACCCAACCGCCGATTCCAAAAGCCGCGATACTTCCTAGATTCCCAGAAACCGCCATACTAATCTTGCTTATCCCACCATCAACATCACCTAGTGCACCTGCGCCGACAAAAGCCAACACCGGAAGCACTACGCCTGTGATAGCGCCAGTAGCAACCCCCATCAAACCAAAAAAGTTTGCTGCAGATCGTATATGTATTTTCGTAATAGTCATTTTTTTCATAACAATTGTAGCCACTCGTTAACCGTAACTAATGGCCCTTTATTTTACACTTATAAGCTTGTTTGTGACCTAAAAGCTTGAGGAGTTTTTTACAAGGGTTTTGTGGTAAATGTTACGGTGCTGTTTACCCCCTTGCCATCCTTAAACTCAGCATCAAAAACCCAGTTACCACCGTAATGAATTTTTTCAGTTGGGTTTGAATTGTTGCAAACGTCATCACAAGTAACATGTGCTGCACCATTCCAATAACCATATCTCATTTGAAAAGTTCCTCCACTGGGGTCTGGTTGGGCAATTGACTTTGGTGGAAGCGGTTTAACCGTAAAAACGGTACCACTTGCATCATGCGTGTTGGATTGTACTACATAGGTCGCTCCAGCCTTAACAGTATGTGTTTGATTTTTTTTATCTACGCACCAACTACAATTAACCGTGAAATCTTGATCAGTACTGTTTATAACTTTCATTGTTACCGTTACTGGATCTGATCCTACTTTTGCGTTGTTGCTACATCCTGCAAGCAGGAATGCCATTACCAATGATAATATAATTTTATTTTTCATTTTTTTTGTTTGTTTTTAAAAAAAGCTCCGCCGAAGCGGAGCTAGATGCCTTTTGACTAAGCTAGATTCTCAGAATGGAAGGCTTACCATCTTTTTATTGATCTAGCAAAAAGCTCAAAGAGCTTTAAAATTACTTAACTTCCCCAGCATCTGCCGCATCTCTGTCATCACTAACGATAGGGCCGGATGGTTCTGGATCAGGCTCGGGAGCTGGAGGGGGTGGTGGGGCTGATGTTCCAACTCCTACGTTTCCTGTCCCCACATTTCCGTCGTGACTCGTGTGGTGCTTAGTTGCGTGATATAGTTCTTTTTGTGTCATAATATTTTTCTCCTGAAATTTTACCAAGTAGCTGCAATGTGCAGAGTTCCACTCTTGCCCTGATCCGAGGGGTCAGTACCGCGAAGAGTAAGTTCCATCTTGGTGTTACTGGCAGAATCGGTACAAGGACTATAGCTAGTAATACTGCCATCGGCTGTTATATCTTTAGTTTTATTATAAGTCTTCATTGTGGAGCCAGTTACCCTGACTTTTAATGTAAACTTACTTCCGTCTGATAAGTCGTTGATTTTGCAATCGCATTTCAAGTCCTTACCAGCGGTATAGCTTTTGTCGCTATAATACCAATAACCGTTGGGTTCGTCCGGGTCATCAGTGCTCAATGTAAAAGGTAAACCTTTTCCTTGTGACCCGCCAAAAAAAAGACCCTTCTCAACCAAAATGTCAAGTAGCTTCTCTTTCAAGGCTTCCCGTTCTTCTCTATTTTCTTCACCCATGATAAATGATTTTAATATTTTGGCCAATAACTTTCCCAGAGAATCTTGGGTGGTTCATATTTACCCAAGTACTTAAACCACAACTTAAGAAAAAATTTCTTAATGCTGGTTATCATTAGTCTGGGTAAACTTGACCAGTCACTGTTGCTCCTGAAAAAGCAGGAACACAAACCAGAGCCCATGTTTGAGCACCGTTACGGATATCAGAGCTCTCCGCCATCCAGCCAGAAACGCTGTTCTCTGTCCAACTCCAGTTCGCAGGAAGATCAGGGCCAAGCCTCTGGGTTCCAGTAACTTCGCCGCTTACGCCAGTTAAATCTGCATAAGGGTAATGATCTGTGCCGCTTACCATTCCGCAGGAGTAAGTATTCCACCTTTCGACGGGGGGAGCACCGGCGTTATAATAATCCACATCAGTATAACCCCATATATTAACATTAGCATTTTGCTGGTCAGCGGTAGGTGCTGAAGTATTAACTTCAACAATACCATAGTCCCAATAGTCAAGGGTTGAGCCAGCGTCCGTTGTGATTGATTTATATAGTCCCATTGTATTATTCTCCTGCCGTTAAGGCGTCGGTTGCTCCTGAGAAGAAAGGTACACAATTCTTAATCCAAGTATATGCGCCAATCCTAATGTCATCGTTTCTCTGCATCCATCCGGATACACCGTTCTCAGCCCAATCCCACCCAGCGGGTAGAGGAGGCCCTAAGCGTTCTGAGCCTGTTACTTCACCAGAAACACCAGTTAGGTCTTGGTATTGG